GAAATCACCGACTTGCGATTCTTTACTAATAAATTATTCCGCGGTTTGCGTATTCCAAGCAGCTACTTACCAACCACTGCCGAGGATGGTAGTCAAGCATACACAGATGGTCGCGTGGGTACAGCACTCATTCAGGAATGGCGATTTAACCAATATTGCCAACGCTTGCAAGCCATGGTTGCCGACAAGTTGGATTCGGAATTCAAACTGTTTATGCGTTGGAGAGGTTTCAACATTGATGGATCGTTGTTTGATTTGTCGTTCAACGAACCACAAAACTTTGCACAGTATCGTCAAGCCGACATTGACTCAGCTCGTATTGCTACATTTACACAGCTGGAACCATTGCCTTATTTTAGCAAACGTTGGTTAATGAAACGTTATCTAGGTATGACCGAACAAGAAATCAGTGAAAATGAACAGGCCTGGGCCGAAGAACGTGGCGACACAGATTTGGCACAGCCAGATGCACCTGGATTGCGTAGTGTAGGCATTAGCCCCGGTGGTGTAAGTGCTGATTTAGAAGGTCTAGGTCCTGACACAGCAGGTGGCCCAACACCAGCTGGAGCCGGTCCTACAGGCGGAGCAATACCAGCTGCCGGCGGCGCACCTGGTGGTCCAGCCGGTTCAGCTAGCCCAATTTAATCAAAAAGGGTTAAATACTCATATGAATATTATGGAATTGTTTGACCCAGCACCAGAGGGCTATTACGACGAAAAGAGCGATCAAAGTACTCTTAAAATGTCAGATAGCCGTAAAACCCGACTGACATTGGCACACCTAAATCGGCTGAGAAAAAGTCACGACGTTCGTAAATTGGAACACGAAAAGAAGTTGGAAGCAGTAGCCAAACAATATCAACCTGCACCCGAAGCCGGTGCTCTTGCTGGATTATAAGCAGTTTTCTGTAATAAATCTGTAAAACACCTCAAAATATACCCATTTAACCCCAGAAATATACGTACTTTAGTAAATAACTAACAAAGCTATATTTTTAAGGGGTTTCTTATGAACAAGTTTGAAAAGTTAATTGAATACATCATTAATGATGAAGATCAAAAAGCACGTGAATTATTTCACGACATCGTAGTAGAAAAATCACGCGACATATATGAATCTATCATGGACGAAGAGTCTATGGAAGAAAACTTTGACCACCCAGCAGTTGCAGGTGATCAGGTTGAAGATATGGTCAAAGAAGTTGGAACCGAAGAAGCAATGGGTGAAGACGACGAAGAAGGCGCTGAGTTAGAGTTAGGCGGCGACGAAGAAGAATTCGGCGACGAAGAAGATCACGACGAAATCGAAGGCAATCCAGCTGAAGAAGAAATCGAAGACAAAGTAATGAACATTGATGCCAAGTTAGACGAGCTATTAGCCAAGTTTGACGAAATCATGGGCGACGAAGGTCACGGCGAAGAGCCAGCTATGCACAACGAACCAGAAATGGGCGCTGAGCACGGTGAAGAACCAGAAATGGCTGAAGAAATGTACGAAGAAGAAGTTGAAGAAGAGGAAGAAAAAGAAGAAGAGTCTAAAGAAGCAAAAAAGACTGAAGAATCTAAATCTAACCGTATCAAATCAACTTCTGAACTAATGCGTGAATATGTTGACCAAATTGGCGATATCTACGGCGGTCAAGGCGACGCAGCCGAAGGTACAGCAGTTGGCGCAGCTGGCAAAAAAACTTCAATCAATACCAAAGATCCAGTAGGTCCAGGTGCTGATTTTGGTGGTACACCAGTTAGAACAAAAGGCGCAGACAGCAATCAAGACGGTACTAGCCCAACAAAGGCAAGTAACGAATATACCAAAGGCGAAGGTACTATCAAGTCTGGTAACGTAAACGTTCCAGGTGGCAAAGCAGCTCAGAAACCAACAGGTAAAGAGTACAGCAAGTCACACGACGCTGAAGGTAAAACAGTAGGTAACAACGGTTCCGTTCCAATTAACAAGAAGAGCGAAATCGGTGGAAAAGTACGTTAATCGTATTAGATAGGAAACAAAATGGCTTTGTATCTTAAAGAGAATTTGACTTTTGACCGTGCAGGGATCGTTGTTGAACACAGCGAATCCGCTGACGGCAAGAGTAAGGATCTCTATATGAAAGGGATATTCATCGAAGGTGGCGTTAAGAATGCCAACGAACGTGTATATCCTGTTCACGAAATTCAAAAAGCCGTGTCAACTATTAATGAACAAATCAAAGGTGGTTATAGTGTACTCGGCGAAGTAGACCACCCAGATGATCTAAAGATTAACTTGGACCGTGTTAGCCATATGATCACAGAAATGTGGATGGATGGCCCTGCAGGTTACGGAAAATTAAAAGTGTTGCCAACTCCGATGGGTAAACTGGTAGAAGCCATGATCACATCAGGCGTAAAACTAGGTGTATCATCACGTGGATCTGGTAATGTTAACGAAGGAAGTGGACACGTTAGTGATTTTGAAATCATTACCGTTGACATCGTAGCACAGCCTAGCGCACCTCACGCTTATCCAAAAGTCATTTATGAAGGCTTGATGAATATGCGAGGTGGTATGCAGGTATTTGAAACGGCACGTGAAGCCGCTCAAGATCAAAAAGTACAGAAGTACCTGAAGCAAGGCATTGAAGCCTTAATCAAAGATTTAAAACTATAGGAGAAATATCCAATGTTAGATGCTATCAAACCATTGTTGGATAACGGAATTATTAACGAGGAAACTCGTACTGCAATTTCCGAAGCTTGGGAAGCTCGTATTACCGAAGCCAAAGAACAAGTACGTGCTGAACTACGTGAAGAATTCGCACAACGTTATTCACATGATAAAGCTGTAATGGTTGAAGCTCTAGACAAAATGGTTACAGAGTCTCTCACTGCAGAACTACAAGAATTTGCAGACGAAAAAAAACAATTAGCAGAAGACCGTGTTGCATTTAAACGCACAATGGTTGAAAGCGCCAGCAAGTTTGATAATTTCATGGTAGCAAAACTATCAGAAGAAATTAAAGAACTACGTGCAGATCGTAAGACATACGAAGCAGCTATTGCCAAGTTAGAAAACTTTACAATCCGTGCGCTAGCAGAAGAAATCAAAGAGTTTGAAGCAGACAAGCGTGCCGTGGTGGAAACCAAGGTTCGTTTAGTTGCTGAAGGTAAAGCTAAACTAGCTGAACTACAAGCTAAATTTGTAAAACAATCTGCCGAGGCTGTTAAAGAGGCTGTTACCAGTTCGTTAGAGTCAGAATTGACTCAACTAAAAGAAGATATCCAAATTGCTCGTGAGAATATGTTTGGTCGTCGTCTATTTGAAGCATTCGCCAGCGAGTTTGCCGGTACTCATTTAAATGAGAACAAGCAGATCCGTGAGTTACAAGGTACTGTAAGTACTTTGGCTCAGAAATTGTCTGAAGCAGTATCAGCAATTGAAGACAAGAAAGCTCTAGTTGAATCAAAAGAAACAGAAATCAAGATTATCAAAGAGTCAGCAGAACGCAAAGAAAAACTTGCAGAAATGTTGAAGCCTTTGAACAAAGAGAAGTCAGCAATCATGCGTGACTTGCTCGAGAGTGTACAGACTGATCGTCTTCAGACTGCATACGAAAAGTATCTACCAGCTGTATTGAACAATTCCGCTGTTAAAGTTGTTGCTGAAAAGCAATCAGTTTTGACAGAGAGTCGTGCAGTAGTAACTGGTGATAAAACTGCTAAAACTGCCGTTGAAGGCCGAACAACAGAAGTGCAAACCAATGTTGTTGAACTAAAACGTTTAGCAGGGCTTAATTAAACCCTAAAAGGAAAGAGGAATTAAAATGACACAACAATTATTAGAAAGCCGTTGGGGCGAAACCAAAGAAGCCCTGTTAGAAGGCCTACAAGGTTCACGTCGTACAACAATGGGTGTGATCTTAGAAAACACTCGTAAAATGTTAGCTGAGAACGCAACAGCTGGCTCAACACAAGCAGGTAACGTAGCTACACTAAACCGTGTAATTCTACCAGTTATCCGTCGTGTAATGCCAACAGTTATCGCTAACGAAATCGTTGGTGTACAACCAATGACAGGTCCAGTTGCTCAAATCCACACATTGCGTGTTCGTTATGCTGATAGCGTTAGTGCTACAACATCAACAGACGGCGCAAACGCTGGCGATGAGGCATTGAGCCCATTCAAGATTGCAACAGCATACTCTGGTAACTCTGCAACTTCACAAGCTACTTCTACAGCAGCTCTTGAAGGCGTAGCAGGTAACCGTATCAACGTTCAAATCTTGAAACAAGTTGTAGAAGCTAAAACACGTAAGTTATCAGCTCGTTGGACATTCGAAGCTGCGCAAGATGCACAATCTATGCACGGTTTGGATGTTGAAGCTGAAATCATGGCTGCTTTGGCACAAGAGATCACAGTTGAGATCGACCAAGAAATTTTGGCTTCTTTACGTGCTCTAGCTGCAACTGATTACACATTTGACCAAGCTGCAGTATCTGGTACAGCTACATTCGTTGGTGATGAACACGCTGCTTTAGCTGTTCTAGTCAATCGTACAGCTAACTTGATCGCTCAGCGTACACGTCGTGGTGCTGGTAACTGGGCAGTTGTTTCCCCAGCTGCGTTAACAGTACTACAAAGTGCTACAACATCTGCATTCGCTCGTACAACAGAAGGCACATTCGAAGCTCCTACAAACACCAAGTTTGTTGGTACATTGAACGGCGCAATGAAGATTTATGTTGACGGTTATGCAAACGACAGCCAAGCTGTATTAGTTGGTTATAAGGGTTCAAGCGAGGCTGATGCAGCTGCGTTCTATTGCCCATATATCCCATTGATGAGCTCTGGTGTTGTACTAGATCCAAGTACATTCGAACCAGTAGTTAGCTTCATGACACGTTATGGTTATGTTGAGTTAACAAACACAGCGTCATCTCTAGGTAACGCTGGTGACTACGTTGGTGAGATTGCAGTTGCGAACTTATCATTCCAGTAATCCAAAAATTACTACCCAGGGATGGGAAGGAAACAAAAAGCCCCGCAAGGGGCTTTTTTGTTGACCGCATAAATAATAGTGTTCACTCACAAGAGTAACTTTCGGAGCACCACTTCGGATAGCCTAGAACGCTAACGCCCTTGGGGCAAAGGAGAAATAAAATGGCAAACAAACTAAAAATCGCAAAAACTCATTCGGTTACCAGTCAGCTGGTTGACTCATACACCAGTCCAACTTTAATCAGCGGTAATCACGTTGGTTCTGTTGGTGGTATTCGCAGTCAAATTGGACCACAGATTGCACCGCAAGTTAAAATTAACGGTTCTGCAACAACCGGTAGCATTTTGCGTCAAAAAGGTGCACACAAGTTTTTAGCTACAGATGGTACAGATACTGCTATCTGCAAGCTGGTAAATTTGGCAACACCAACAGTGGCAAACACAATGAGCATTGGTATTATTCTAGCCAACACTACACAGTTACAAGCTAGCCGTATTACCAACCGTTGGGTATATGACTTTGCTGGTAACAAGTATCGTTATTGGACCAAAGCTGCTACAACAAACAATCCATATGCTGTTGATGCAGCCGCCGGCACAGTGGGTTTTGTTCAAGTATTAGACGCTAACTAATTTTATTTGTTAGACTCAACAAAAACGGGCTTCGGCCCGTTTTTTTATTAAAAGTTATATTTTATGATTGCATAAATACTACTAAATTAAGGTTTCTAGGATGGCAACAGTTAAAAAAATTCTTGGCGATTATACCATACAAAGTGTTGGTACACAAAGCAACGTCAATATTAACACAAACACACTAACAGTCAACGGAAATATGATTGTTAATGGTACAACAACGACCATTGAAAGTACCAATACTGTTATCTATGACAACCAAATAGAACTAAATGCCAATCTGAGTCCCACTGCGCCACCGTTGCCAATTCAATCTGGCATAATAGTAAATCGCGGAACCGGCGCTCTAGCACAACTGATATGGGACGAAACAACTAAATCTTGGTTGATCAATACACCAGGCAACCCATCATCTTCATTGAGTGCCGTTGCCATTACCAGCAGCAGTGGTGGATTACAAATCACCGGCAATCTAGATTTAAAACAATACACACTATATACCAGCACACAATCACAGTTGACAATAGATTCAAACGTGTCAATAAAAAATTCCAATGTGGCTCCTGGCGCTACAGCTGGTTACAACACAATTTACACAACTACACCACCTGCTAGCAGTCCTAGAGACTCGGGTGTATTTGTCACAAACACAACAAAACAAGGTGCTCAGCTGTCAACTAAAAATCAAGCACTTCTTTATTCGTTGATTTTCTTCTAAGGATTTATAAATGGCTATCACAAATACAAAATTACCAAATGGACCATTTGCAAATGTTGCCTATGCTCCTGCAAGTCAGACTCGAGTGGTCACAACAATGTATCTTTGCAACAATAGCAATGTCACTGTTGCGGCAAATGTTTACTTGGTACCTGCACAGGCCAACGTGGCTGACCCGCTTGGTAGTTTGGTTTATACCAACATTCAACTTACACCATACGAAACTTATGTGATTGATGGCGAACGCATTGTGTTAGAAAATGGTGATAGTATTTTTGCAAACATAAGCACAGGAACTTCTGGTGCAGTTATAATGACAGTTAGCTCTGTTGGAGCCTAATAGATGGGACGATATCTTAAAAATACTCAGCTGAAAGGCGGGAGTCATTCTATTCAACTACCGATGGGTACCAACAGTATTGGTCCCGACAGTCCGGTCAACGGCCAAATCAGATTCAATCAAACAACCAATAAAATTGAATTTTACTACAACAATCAATGGAATCAAGTGGCCAAAATTGGCACAGTACAAGTGGTAGTTGATCAACTGGTCACAGCCGATGGCGTAAATCAATATCCAATGTCACAGAGTTATATAGCTGGACAAGAAAGCAGCGTATTGGTATTTGTTGGCGGAGTCCAACAGATCCCCAATGTGAACTACACTTTTTCTGCCAACGTAGCATCAAATCAATTGTATCTCCAACCCAGCACATCTGGAGATGCCAATCAACCTATTATTGTAATACACAACCTTAATAGCACCAAAACGATCGGGGATTAACCAATGGCAATTGGTAAAGTATCGGGGGTAATGCTACAAAACAACTTGGCTCGCCAAGGTAGCAATCTTGCGTTCGACGGAAACCTAATATACCTTGATGTTACCAATCGAAGAATTGGTGTTAACACAGTAAACCCAACCAAAGATTTTCAAGTTGCTGGTGCAACACAGTTAGGCAACGTTATCATCAACGGCGACTCAATCGCTCACATCAACCCTTCCAGTCAAGTGTTGTTGGGCAACGTCAGTCAAATTCATATTGCCGGCGGCAGCGCCAACAATTTGTTATACACAGATGGTGCTGGTAACTTGGCATTTACCAGTTTACAGACTCTACTGTCACTTAACAATGTAACAACAAACAATATTCCATATCGACCTGTGCCGGTTACCGCCAACATTGGTCAAAACTCTGTCACTTACAGCACCAATGCATTGACCACAGGTCAAAGTACCAGCCAAGCCATCAGCATCTTGGACAGCATACTGGGCAACATCACCAACATCAGCGGCAATGTTATTACCACTGGCAATTTGTTTCTAACAGGTGGAGCACAAAATTATGTATTGTCCACTGACGGAGCCGGCAACACCTTTTGGTCAGACATTTCAAATGTGGTCAACACTGGTGGATTCAGTGGTACCGGCTTGGTGTTGGGTGCAAACACCACAGGCAGTTTTTCTTCGGCCATTACGCTAACTTCCACTACCAGTATAACCAACAGCATAGCGTTGTTGAATCAATTGCTAGGCAACATTACCAACAGTACTGGATCGGCTATTCACACGTCTGGTAACGTGAATGCCAGCGGAGTAGTTGCCAATAATTTTTATGGCAATCTTGTTGGATCTGTTTTAACTGCCAATCAACCGTATATCACTGGCCTGGGCAATCTGGGCAATCTTACAGTTAATAATTCCATAACATCTACCACAGTAACAGCTCAAAACTATTACGGCAACCTAACTGGTAACAGTACCGGCACACTGACTGGCAATGTGATTGGTAACATAACTGGCACCAATGGTACATTCTCCAGCAATGTAACAGCTGGAAATGTTTATACCACCAATGGCACATTCAGTGGCAACGTGTACGGTAACATCGGCACAGCATCGCAACCTTATATTACCGCGGTTGGTACATTGTCTAATTTGGCAGTGACCGGTGGGGTACAGGCCAGCTCAGTTACTGCCGGCGCAGCCTATATTAACGGACCACTAACAGCCAACTCAGCCAGCATTGCTGGTAATTTGTCAATTGGTAACAATCTTACCATTGGCGGAACAACTACTTTGGCAACCTTGTTGGTTAACACAGTTGAACTGGATCAAGGTAACCTGACAGCGGCCGCCACTTTCAGTACATTCTACGGCAACACATACGGTACCGTGGCCAGCTATACCGGTAACGTAACTACTGGTAACTTGATAACCGGCAACATTGCCAGCAATACTGTGCGCGGCAACGTGATAGGACGTTTAACCGGTAACGTTACTGGTAACGTGAGTGGCACTTACGGCGTATTTTCAAACAGCATATCAACTGGAGATGGCACATTCTCGGGCAACATTTACGGCAACATCAACACTCCTGCTCAACCTTACATTACCAGCTTGGGTACACTGACCAATCTTGCTGTAATTGGCAATATTACGGCCAACAACATTGCGGCCAACTCAACATTATACGGAAATTTTGCCGGCACGTTATTGACACCAAGTCAGCCCAATATTACTACGGTGGGTAATCTTGGCAATTTGACAGTCAACACCAGCATAACAGCCACCACTGTAACAGCTCAAACCTATTATGGCAACATTGTTGGCAACGCAACAGGTACATTATTGACACCAAGTCAGCCCAACATTACCACGGTGGGCAATCTTGGTAACCTAACTGTTAATACTACAATCACCGCCGGTGGTAACATTACCACAGCGGCCAATGTCAATGCTACTACATTCTTTGGAAACATTTACACAGACCGCATCAATTCTCTTTACACAACAGTAACAGAGTTTGATTCGGTTGGTGCATTGGGCCTGCCAAACGGCAACAGCGTACAGCGTCCTTCCTTAACCAAGGGCGGGTATTTGCGTTACAACACAGATATACCGTCAATTGAATACTACGATGGCGCGGCCTGGGTAGCAGTTACCAACTCAGTTAGAAGTCAAATTATAACTCCTGACGGCGTCAGTCAACAATTTGGCCTAAATCAAGTGACCACATCAGCCGGTTGTATTGTCAGTATCAACGGTACTGTGCAACAGCCTGGTATTGCATATAATGTAAACGAAAATCAAATTACCTTTACAGAAGTTCCGCAAGTGACTGATATTGTTGACGTTCGTTTCTTGGGCGCAACGGTAAACATCAATACCAGTCTTGCAGATAACTTGAACATTGCTGGCAACCTAACAGTGGTTGGAACAACATCTGCTCATACTGTGTCAACTGGAGCCTTCAGCATCACAGAAAACAACAATCAAGTTGTGGTCAGTTGCAATGGTGTTAAGGTATTTGCCATTGACAGCACAGGCAATGTAATGATTGCCGGCAATATCACCTACGGTCCAATTGTTTAAAAACCAAGCGTATCTAGAATATTTTTTTACAACCAGGTAAATACTAAAGTAATACAGCAGTTCGTTTCTCTACCACCTTCTCTTATATTCCCCGGCTAGCCTAAAATCCAAAAACCCATTTTTAAAAGGGTGTAGCCCGGAATTCCTACGGCCGCGATAAATAACATTATAACCTATAAATTATAAAGGATTTAACTATGAGCGCCGGTAATATTACAAGAATTAAAAATAATCAGATCACTGATTCTACCATCACAGCACAGAAAATTGCATCTGGCACACTGACAGGTGCATTGTTTAGCCCCTCATTAACACTTTCTTCTGATGTTACTATCACTGGTAATTTGAGTGTTAGCGGCAACTCAAGTACAATTAACTCAGTTAATACATTTATCAATGACCCTACTGTTGTTTTCAACAACGGATACACTGGCAGCTTGGCCGGTTATGACATTGGTATGTTTATCAATCGTAACTTGTCATCCTTGGCTGGTTACGGTGCGGTTAATACTGCATTCGTTTGGGACGAAAACGCTGGTGCGTTTATTGCAGTAGCAACAACAACCAGCACAGGCGGTGGTAGCAGCAAAGTTACCAGCGTTACTAACTCAGGTTTTGCCAACGTCAAAGTCGGTAATGCCACAATGGTCAGTGCAAGTATTACCAACAATTTATCGGCTGGTGGTATTACTGCAACTCCAATTTCAGGTAGCACAGGTTCCTTTACAACATTAGCTGCTTCAACTGGTTTTTCTACAGCTAATGCTGTAATTACAGGCGGTAGCTTGAATTCAACACCAATTGGTGCTACAACAGCTTCAACTGGTGCATTTACAACATTATCTGCAACCAGTATTTCTACTGCCAACGCAGTTATCACTGGTGGTAGTTTAACCAACATTTCCATTGAAGGTGTTACAACATTAACTGCTACAAACTTCTCAACTGCCAACGCAGTGGTTACAGGCGGCAGCTTAGATTCAACACCAATTGGTGCTACAACAGCTTCAACTGGTAAATTCACAACATTGTCAGCAAGTGGTACACTAGGTGTAACTGGTGCTGCTACATTATCAAGCACATTGGCTGTAACTGGCGCAACTACATTGTCAACAGCTACAGCTGGCGCAATCCAAGCCACTGCAATTGGTAACGTAACACCAGGCACTGGTGCTTTCACAACATTAAGCTCAAGTGGTGCAGCTACGCTAAACAGCGCCGCAGTAACAAACAATGCTACTGTAGGTGGCACACTGGGCGTAACTGGCGCAACTACTTTGGCTGGTTTAACAGCTGGTGCAACCAGTGTAACAACATTGGCAGCAAGTGGCACAAGTACATTGGCGGCTGTAAGTGCAACCAACGTAACAGCAAGCGGTACACTAGGTGTAACTGGTGCAACCACTTTAACTACAGCTACAGCAAGTAGTTTACAAGCCACTGCAATTGGTAATGTGACACCAGGTACTGGTGCTTTCACAACATTAACATCAAGTGGTGCAAGCACACTAAACAGCTTGGCTGTAACTGTTAACGCAACTGTTGGCGGCACATTAACTGTAACTGGCGCAACAACTGCGGCCAACATTGGTGCAACCAACATCACAGCAAGTGGTACACTAGGTGTAACTGGTGCTACAACACTAAACACATTGAGCACAAGTGGTGCCGCTACTTTAAACAGCGCAAGCATAACAAACAACGCAACAGTTGGCGGTACATTAACTGTAACTGGTACATTGAGTGCTGCTTCAGCTTCGTTCTCAAGCATCAACAATACTCCAGTTGGTAATGCAACTCCAAGTACTGGTGCTTTCACAACGTTAAATTCAAGTGGTGCTACAACACTAGGTGCTGTAACAGCAACCAGCTTGAATTCAACACCAATTGGTGCTACAACAGCTTCAACCGGTGCATTTACAACACTAAGCGCAACTGGAGCAAGTACATTGGCTGCAGTAAGCGCAACCAACATTACAGCAAGTGGCACATTGAGTGTAACTGGCAACACAACTGTTGGTCAATTGAGTGTTGCTAACGAAACAGACACAGGTAACTTGACTGTTGGTGGTACACTAGGCGTTACTGGCGCAACTACTTTGGCTGGTGTGACAACTGGTGCCGCTACATTATTGAGCGCAAGCGTAACAAACAACGCTACTGTGGGTGGTACACTAGGCGTTACTGGCGCAACTACTTTGGCTGGTTTAACAGCTGGCGCAGTAACAGCTACTAGCTTGAACAACACACCAATTGGTGCTACAACAGCATCAACTGGTGCATTTACAACTGTAAGCACAAGTGGTGCAGCTACTCTAAACAGCGCAAGTATTACCAACAATGCAAGCGTTGGTGGTACATTGGGTGTAACTGGCGCCACAACGCTAGGTTCATTGAGTGTTGCCAACGAAACTGACACAGGTAATTTGACTGTAAGCGGTGGTTTACAAGCTACAGCAATTGGTAACGTAACACCTGGCACAGCAGCCTTTACAACACTAAGCACAAGTGGTGCAGCTACTCTAAACAGCGTAACTGTAACAAACAATGCAACAGTAAACGGCACATTGACAGCCGCTTCGATCAGTATTGCATCGTTAAACAATACACCAATTGGTAACGCAACTCCAAGTACTGGCGCATTTACAACATTAAGTTCAAGTGGCGCAGCCACATTGGCCAGTGCAAGCATAACAGGTAACGAAACTGTTGGCGGTACTTTGGCAGTAACTGGTGCAACTACTTTGGCTGGTTTAACAGCTGGCGCAGTAACAGCAACTAGTTTGAATAACACACCGGTTGGTAACGCAACACCTTCAACAGGTTCGTTTACAACATTGATCAACTCTGGTGTACACATCAGCAACGGTAACATTGTTGCCGCAAGTGGTACAGCAAGTACAAGTACAACAACTGGCGCATTGGTAGTTGCTGGTGGTGTTGGTATTAGCGGTGCTGTGTTTATTGGTGGCAACTTGAGTGTTGCTGGTACATTGACATACCTAAACACAACACAAGTACAAATTACTGGTACAGAGGTTGTTGCTGGTACATTAACAGCAAACTCAACCAACACATCAACAAGCACAACATCGGGTGCCTTACAAGTGGCAGGCGGTGCGGGCATTGTTGGTAACATTTATGCTGGTAGTATCCAAGCTACTCCAATTGGTTCATACACACCAAGTACTGGTGCATTTACCACATTGAACGCAACAGGCGCTGCAGCACTAAGCACAGTAACAGCATACGGCATACAAGCAACTGCAATTGGTAACGTAACACCAGGCACTGGTGCTTTCACAACATTAAGCTCAA